GCTTAGGATTGTTGTGTTTAATATCAGTACATCTCCCACTTCCTTTGCTAGTTGTTTTAGTGCCATCTTTTAAATATGATTTTCATTTAGTTTTATTGACTTCCTTTACTTTGTAATTCTTTTTCATTAATTTAAGAAGTTTCTTAGTGTTAGTCTAGTGCCTTGTTGATTAGGTCTTTCAAGATTCATGTTGGAGTAAAACGAGTTGCGGTCTGGAGAAACATCTGACCCTGTATTTGTCGTAAATTCAGGAAACAAACTAGAGTTGTTACATAAATAAGAAACCATTCTCTCCATGTAATACTCGGCAGTGTTAAGTACCTCATTTCTAAGGTGTTGAGCTTCTTCCGTACTTAAAGCGTTTCCAGTTTCTGAGGTCTTAGAGTATATGTTTCCATTCTCAATCTTGAAGCGAAGGAACGGAAGTGCCATATATAATGCGAAGCTCGGAAGCATTTCGGCTATGTAATCATTTAGTAAAGTTGCATAGGCTTCATTACCTAAGTTATTAACTGTTCCTGCTACAATTAGAGTTTTTAGCTTCTCGTTCAAATCCGTTCCCAACTTGGTTTCTACATAGAGCTTCTGCGATTGCTTGATATACGGAAGCAAGAGTGCAGGATCTACATTAAGCCCTATTGTTGTTGAGTCTTTAAGTCGTTCTTCTGATATAAATAAAACGTATGCCATGTTATCTAGGGTTTAAAAATCCGTTATTTTTCATTCTCTTTGGTGCTTTTGCTACTAAGCCACTATTTCTTCTTAATGTAAATCCTTCACTAATAGCTTTTACGTCTGATATTATCTGCTTACTATTTATATTAGACTTAGCATTTCTTAAAGATGTTTTATACACAATTCTGTTGAAGTAATGATGGCAGTTGCCACCTCCTTTGAAAAGCCAAATGGAATACGTTGCTGCACCTTTCGGTCCCCACCCTCTATTAACAGGTTTGTTAGTTAATTGCAATAAATCTTCTTTTCTATATATCTTTTTAGCTGAAGTCATTAATTTACAAAATTCTCTTGTTTCTCCTTTTTGACTCAAAGCAGTGTCTTTAGTGTAGATATATCTTACTTTGTAATAGTCATTGTAAGAATCATTTACACCATCTTGTTTACTTCTTTGATTAGGTCTTGCCGTTCCTGTTGAAGCTAGTTCTGTTTTATTATTCGCTATATTATTAAGTTCTGCTTCAAAATCAAAATCTTCATGTTCATCATTTACATTTTCTTCATCAACTATTTCCCAATCTTCATTAATATCCTCACCAAATTCTTCAATCCAACTTTCAAGCTCAGTCTTTTCTACTGTACTGAAGTCTACAGTTTCATCAACTACTTCTTCATTTCCTAACGGTTCAAGCCCTAGTTCTCCTCGTATCTCATCCTGAGTCATAACTTCCCTGATAGTTTTAGAATCAAATTGAACTGTAATAGGTTTTAATTGTACAAAGTTTACAGGCATATCCATTTGATTTACTTTAAAGATTTTTCTTAACTGTTTAATCAAGTGAATTTGGAATGGAGAAACCACTGTATTGAGATAAAAATTCGCGGCATTTATCAATTCGTCAGTATTTGAGGAGAATCCATTAGCAGTGTCTATGCCGACAAGAGTTTTGCTCGTAATTCTATGCCCTGAACAGATGTTACTAGTGAGTAATTCCTGTAGTGCCAAAAATTGCTTATCCAAATCTGAAGGGCTTATTGCTTGTATTTCTGGAGTCCTTGTCTTATCTTCGCTAAAAGTTAAAATAAAATTACCCGCTGAAGCCTGAGAGCAAAATTTGTCTTTAATACTTTGTTCTATCTGAAAACGCTCCTCAGATGTTGGTATTCCATTCGAAAAATTCAACATGAAACTGCCCGAAAATCCCGAACTCACATTATTAAGATGGAACTCAGATATTCTAGCATCTAACAGACTCCAATTATTGCAAGAGACGTAATCTGGGATGTAGTAACTATTCATATTAGGACTGTAAAGCCCTGAATACATTATCTGGTTTGCTGAAGTTCTGTCATTAGGATTAAAAGCAGGTACATAATAAGGCTTGTTTTGTCTAGTATTTGTCCAATCTGCTGAGATGTAATAGCCTGTAGTTTTACCCATTTCATCAGGTCTAGCACATCTTATTTTAGACACGTCAATATGATAGACTTCCGCAATCCCTTGCGACCTATCCTTTGCATATACGATGTTTAAAGCAAACGCTCCTTGTAGTTTAAAATCAAAAGATACTTTTTTAATAACTTCATGTAGGCTTTCATTACTATTCGCTCTATCCATAAAGCTCTGTAGCTTTATTTTAGCTTCTAAATCTCTGTCATCTTCATCTGAAATAATAAGATTTTCTCCTGCGATCATTTCGCTTGTTGCGTTCACAATAGCGGCTGTAATACTACTTGAATAGTAAAGGTCAATTAAGAACTGTGGATATAAATTAGACCACTCTCCATTATTGTCACCATAAGAAATATACTCTTTCCCCCTAGTTTCTGAAACGACTGGAGCTGTAGAAGTTTCAAGATTGATATTTATGATATTATCTTTCATAATTTATTTTATAAAGTTGCTAGTCTATCGTTTACATTAGCTGTTAATCCTGCACTTGAACTGGTATATATTTGTATTTCTTTTATTGTTCCATCAAGAAAGTCTTGGTTAGGTTCTCTTACGCCTATTGCATCAATATCAGCCGTTCCTGCAAGTGTAGGTGTTGTACTTTGTGCCACTCCATTTTTCCATAAAGTTAAGACGCTAGAAACCCTAGTAACAACAATATAATCATCTCCAAAAGTACCACTATCTAAAGGAAGATTACCAGCACTATTGTCAATTTTAAGTCTTAAATTAGTAGTACTTGTATATTTTATAAATTCATGACCTGCTGACCCTCCTGCATTATCTCCTAAAAGAGTTCCTGGTGCTGATATTGAAGGATTAAAGACAAACCCTAGTGTAAAATCACCTGTTAAAGAAATTTGTCCTGTTGTTTGTAGGTTATTACTGTCAGCACTTACAAAGGTCAAAACTCCTGCTGAGTAAGCAGGTTGTTCTGTACCCGAAGCTGCCATGTTATAGCCGTTAGTAGAACTATCCTCCCATTCTGAAACATCAGAGCCGTTAAGGTCTATACCTACTGCATTTTGATACCAAGCCTCTAGACTTGTTTCATCATAAGGCGACCATCCTCCTAATCTTGGAGTTGATACTAAACTTAATCCTAGTTTTAATGCTAACATCTTTTACTCTTTGTAACCTATACCAACTCCACTTGTTAAAGTGATTGCGGTGATATTCATAAATAGGGTAGTTCCAGCACTTAAAGTCGTTACTAAAGCAGCCTCTCCTGTTGCATCTGCAACTGTTATTGAAGCTATAACACTTTCTACTGGAAAATTAACACAATACCAATCCTTCCCTGTTTGTGCTACTGTTGTAAAGATTTCTGTTCCTGAATTTTTACCTAGTTGCTCCATTAAGAGCTGTTGTACATTTTCTATTGCTGCCATTTTATTTGTTTTTTATTTTATTGTCCGTAATATATATAGTTTGTTTGTTCTATTGTTGCCGTTATAGTAGCTGCATCAGTAAATCCTCCACCTGTTAAAGTTACTATTGGATTTGTTTCATAACCACTACCTGCATAGGTAATCGTTACAGTATTAACTGACCCTCCACCATCTATTGTACAGGTTGCTGTTGCTTGTTGTCCTCCATTAGTTCCTGGTGCTGCTATTGTAACAGTTGGAGCAGTTGCATATCCTGTGCCACCATAAGCAATAGTTAAAGTTTGTACTCTTTTTGCATTTTGAATATATTGTACTTCTTCATCTCCTGATTTTTCTGCTAAATACAACTTTCCGATAGCTACAAGCCCTTCTACTACTCCATGATCATTATGTACAGGAAGTACATCTGTTTCAGTTGTAGGAGCTGTTGCGCTTGATAATGCAACTGTTCCAATCCAACTCACTTCATAGACTTCATATTTATAATATCCAGCAGGTTTTAAGTTTAGTTTCCCTAGAAACCTGTTTGGTATTGCAGCATAAGCAAACGGCATAACAGTATATCTAGGATGAATGTTCTCCAATAAAGGATAAGCATAAAAAACCGATCCATCTAAATCATTTGTGAATTTGACTAGGTGCCTTGTTCTAGCTCCAGTCTGATTACCTATTCTATTTGCCTTAGTTTCTATGAAGGCATCAAAATTAGTTTCTCTAATTGCTTGTATCATATAATATATAATAGAAAAGACTCTTATTTATTTGCTTATCAAGAAATTTGAGTAAAAATAGACAAAATTATAATTTAACATAATGTTTTTTAAAATGTTGCTCCTACTCTAGTGTTTTAAACTTATATGTTTTTTAATACTAATATACTTAAAAGCACTTTAAGTAGCTTAGATGCTCTTAAAACACTTAATTACTGCTAAAAGAAAAGAGGGCTAAAAAGCCCCCTAATCAAAGAATATATGAAAACTACTAATTAAGAACTAATAACAGGTAGAGTTAAAGTAAACGCTGCATTATCGAAAGGCGTTGTAGTATAGTCCGCAACCATTGGGAAAGGGTCAGCTTCAAAGCCATCAAAGTTCAGAGTGTAACCATTTCTGTCTGCAAAAGCAGTTCCAGAATCAGCCGTACCTGCATTCAACTGCATGGCATTTGTAACTCCTAAAGCTACAATAACATCATGTCCGTTTGCTAATTGTTCGTTTAATTGACAGAAAATGATGAGCTGTGTCTGACCTAATAATTTAATTTCGTTCTGATCCTCTTTGGAGAGTCTGTTAAGTACCATAGAA